AGTCGTTTCCACCGCGATGTTTCTACTCAAGGAGACTCCTAGTGTAGAAAAAAAATTTCTACTCAAGAGATTTTGGCGTGTCCTACTCAAGAGAAAAAGCCGTGCCCTACTCAAGAGAATCTGCGCCCATCTACTCAAGAGAATTTGCCCGCTCATACTCAAGAGCCTTTGTCCGTTAGCTCAGTGTATTTCTTAGCGATCGGCTCTGCGTAGCGGATAAACTCTGTACGCATATCAGATGTCCAGGCTTCAGGCTTGGATCTGTTAAGGAACCACTGACTAACTTTAATCAGCGGAAAGAAGAACGGTTTGCGTTCGCTTGGTACGGATGTCGTGATCGGATCGGGTAGCATCTCTGTCCACAGCATGATCTGGCGCAAGGCGGCTGGGTCACCGTCTTGCAGTTTCTTCTGATGTGCCGCCACACGTTCTAACCGCTTGCCCTGCTCATCAGTTAGATCAACCGACTCTAGCAACGCAGACACGTTCTCACCTTTAGCCCTTGCGTTAGATATGATGGCACCGGCCTGTGCTGCTAGGCCAATAACCTCACCCATCTGCTCAAGCGTTTCGGTGCGCCTCTTGTTTAGCTTCTTAATTACTTCTTTGAGTTCTTGCATCTGTCCCTGCCTTTCAATAGTGCGGCGTTGTTAAACTTAGGAATCTGACGACGCCGCTTGTCGTGGTGCTTCCTTGCTCTGAGGTCGTATGCCTCACGAGCCTTTTGGCTTTTCTGTGCTCTGACAGGCAAACCAAGGCGATCAGTTAGACTGAGTACCCGTTTGCTAAAAGCCTGCTTGGTAATCTTGTGCTCGCTTGCGAGCTGGGTCATGGACTTGGTCGATCTGTTAAGCACGACCGCCAGCACAGACTGTTCAAGCGTGTCGGCCATATTCTGAACGGCCGGATGGTCTGGCGCTTTAGTTATAAGGTAATGGAACACCTGAGTGGTCAAAGCCACTGACGACGTTGTAACAGTCAAACCCAGCTCATAGAACGCCTCATGGACTAGATCCGCTATCCCATCTATCCGGGTGGATATGTGGGCTGAACCGCATGGGATCCGTTCTAACGCTTGCTGATCTATCATATTAGATTAACCCCCTTAGTGCAGTCGTTAGTGCAATAATGGAAACGGCCGTCTGCATTAGTGCAATAATAGGCCCTAAAGGGCCTTTATTACTGCACCTACATGCTCCGCAATACTGCACTAGTGCAGTAATAGTTATTGCACTAACTCTAAAATGGCTCATTTGTCACCTTTTTGCTGAATAAGCCATCGCTGGCTTCTTCGATCAAACCGTCATCTTTGGCCTGCTTCACACGGGCCTTCGCTTGCCGTTCCTGTAGCCCGGTGGCCTGTTGTACGAATGTAACAACTTGAGTGTACTTGGCGCCTTCGGGCAGCTTGGCCCAATCGATCGACGTTGCCCTACGGCCTACTGACTTTTCTGGCGCTCCCACCTCAATCCACGCCATGCCCTTGTCTGCATGCTTTAGATGGACTAGCGGCTGCGTCTTACTGGCAATTAAATCGCTCGCAGTTACGCCAGAACGCAAGCCAGACCGTTTTCCGCGCTTAGTCACCTCTAGCTTATATGTGTACGTTCCTTCCTCATCCTGGCCACAAGGCGACAGCATTAAAACGGCTCTTGCCCAGTTCGTCAGCTCGCTCGATCCAAATCCGCTATATGCCTTGTCGTGCCCTTGGTAACCGCTGCCGTCCCGTGTTGGCTTTGGCGTATGGTGCATAAGCATCCAAGCAAATCCGCCAGATAGGGCGAGTGGGTTAAGCAAATTACGCAAAAAGCCACCGGCAGTCTCTTGGCTGGATAAGTCGCCACCGATAAACGCCAGCAACGGATCTACCCAAGCTAGGTCGGGCTTATGCTTTTCAGCTAGGCGACGCATCCTATCGACGAACCGCTCACCCGTGGACGTGCAGTCGCGAACGATCACAATATTCTGTTTCACCCGATCCAGCTCCTCTGCAGTCAAATCCAGCGCCTTTAAGATGCCCTGCAACGCCTCTGCCACGTCGCCCTCGTCGTTCTCGGCCTGCACGATTAGCGACTTCAACGGCTTGCCATGTGGGCTAATGCCAAACAGATCACGGCCGGCCGCCCAAGTGATTGCGGCCTGTAAGCACAGCACGCTCTTACCAAGGCCACTACTCCCCACCCACAACGCCGATCCGCCACGGCAAATCCACCGCTTTCCGAGAAGTTGAGTAATGTCGGCATCCTCCTTGAAATTAACCAACTGCTCCCAGCTATACGGCTCAGGAATATCACCGTAAATCGTGCGCTCCATCCACTCCATGTAGGTCAAAGTCGGTGCGCCACATTCGACTAACTCCTGCTGCAATCCCGTGGCAGTCCTCATCGCCCCTGGCAACCGCGACAACCGCCCTGCGTCTTTGTTGGCCGGATCGGGCTTGCTGTGCTCTAGGTGCTTGTAAATAAAGTCCACACGCTCGGCAAACTCCTTGGCGTTGGCTGCCCGAATATCCACCCATGCATGCAGGCTACGTGCTCCGCTCTTAATGATGGACGACGTAGGCAACCCACTGCGCTTAATGATCGCCCACTGCTCTTGCAACGTGCTTTCATCGAACTCGATCAAGCAGTGGCGGTACTTTACGATCGATTCCGCCTTCCGATTCTTTCCGTTGTTAGCGTTAATCGACACATAGACGCCCACTGCATCGCCTTGCCACTCCTTCAGTCCGTCGGCCTTAAACAGCTCTAGCCATTCCTCACGGCTTCGCGTCTCGCCAGCTCCATCAGGCCTCTCGCGATCGCCGTCCTTAATCGATCGGCAGATGTTAATCTGATCGCCTACGTCGAAACATGTAGTCAGGAACTTGTCGACCGGCCCACTCTCCACGCTGATCGGCATGGGCGGTACTGGCAGATCCTCTCGAACGATCGCCCCATTCTGATAACCATACTTGGCCTTCGGCTTCCACGCCTCCCTGGCTGGCTTGCTGAACGCGGATCTGACCGCACTGACGGCCTCGTTCTGCGACAGCCCTACCTTGTACGCCCACTCCTCTGCGTTAGTCGTTGCGTCGAACTCTGTCAGCCCTTGGTCGCGCCATTGGCAGGCCAGCTTAAAGAGCTGTGTGTTGCGCTCGCCTTCAGCGGCTCCGTTGCGGTGTATGGCTTCGATTGCGGGTGGTAGTGGTGCGATCATTTTTTGGCAAACGCCCGCAGCGCTTTCTTAATCACGTACTCGATCACTGCCTCTTGATCTTTCTTTAGCTTCTTCAGCCCAAATGCGTGCAACGCCTTTGCCGTCTTGGCGTCATAGGTTACGTCGACCAGAACCTGCTTCGGCGCAGGGCGTGCTTTGCCAAAAGTAATTTTACCCAGATCCTTCATTTGCTCTCCTTTGCTTTCTTTGCCTCAACGGCTTTCGCTTTAAATCCCTCGGCTTGCTTCAGCATTTCCGTGGCCATAAGAACGGCCAGATCCAGCCGGGTGCGCACTGCATCGTATTGCTTCTTCAGCAAATTCTTCTTCGCACGCTCGAGGACGGCGAGATGCCAGGTTAAACGTTTTACGCTCACCACTGCCCCATCCCCCAACGCATGCGATTGGCACGGGCCTCTCTCACACAGTCGGCGTACTGCTCCAGCGTGTAAGTACCGATGACGCGGGCGGAAAACATGATCAGTAGATCGGCTAGGCTCATATTTCAACACCGACTGTATTGATCCCTAAGCGCCTTAACTTCATCTGGATTCCAATAAAATTGATCAAAGACCAAGTGCTCTCCCAGGTGGCACTGCCTGCATAAAAGGGTTAAATCGGAAGCTGTTTCGCGTCCAAAAATTGACCCCACGTCACCTTCCTTTAGTGCTTGCCCAGGATATTCCTCAAAACCGTAATTTTCATGATGAAATTCTAAGCCAAATGTTTCGCCACAATGTTCACAGCAATTGTTTGCCCTGTGACGAACTTCGACCTGAACGATCCAAGGAATAGGTGCTCTAAATTCTCGTCTCACAGCACCGCCTTTGGCAGCGGCCCCGCAAGTCTATAGACGTATTTGTTGCGATCGTATTGCAGGGGATAACCAAAGAAGTCACGCAGCAGATCGATGTCCCGCTGGATGGTCTTGTAACTGCATTCCAGTTTCACGCCCAACCTGGCACAGCTCGGCAGCGTCAGATCTCGGCGCAACATTCCAGCGATTACGCCAAGGCGGCGAAACGTCGGCCGAGTATCGCCAAGGCCCGCAGCGCGATTGCGCTTAGACGCAAACGTAGCGGCTTTCGTACTCACTTCATCACCTCCACCATCGCCACTTTCGGCAACCGCATCGCGTTGAACTGCTTTTCGCTCGCAGCAAACACGTCCACCACGGGCAACTTTCCACCGCTCGCCTTCTTGCTCTTAACGGCAGTGCCAGTATCCACTGCCACCCACTCCCGCTTTGCGCCCATCACGCGAATCTTCGACCACAGCGGAATGATGTCTGGATCAACGGCGCAGTGACGGCCGGCACGCAACCTGGTGCCAGTGCTCGACTGATAGCGACTGCTCCATTCGTCCTCACCGGGCCAGTAGCCAGTGATGCGAACCTTGATTTTTTTAACGTCGATCTTTTTGGCGGTTGGGCGCAAATCGATTAGTGCGTTACTTAGCTTTGCTGTTGTAAAGCCAAGCAGAGCGAGGATTGATAGCAGCGTCCTCATAGCCCGCTCCTGATGCGATCTATCAGATCGTTCTCGCGTCCTTCAGCAGCGGCCAACGCAGCCTTTGCCTCCGCCAGCTCACGGGCCAGCGAGCGCACGCGGTTAAGTAACTGCTCGTGGGTGGATAGTTCGGGTAGGATTTCAATCACAGCGCACCTCACGCGGGTCGTACTTCTTCAGCCAGCGCCATACCTTGCAGATGGACGTGAATGCCTCAAACGCCTGGGCAACTTGCTCGGCGGTGTAGCGAATGTCCTGCAATTGGCCGGTGACTGGATCGATCAGAATGTTTCGGCAGGCCATTCCGTCGTCTGTGAATGCGTATGCGTAGGCACTAAGCTGCAAAAGATCAGTTTCATAGCCCGATGCTTTTGAGATTCCCTTTGCGTCCTTCTTGAATTTCCTCGTCTTAAAATCAATGACCTCCATCTCACCGTGGATCTGGGCGATCAAATCCACCCTTCCTGCGTAACCTTCAGCCTCGTTGACTAGAACTGACTCACTGGCGTGAACTTTAGTCACGCAACACTCACGCCATTCTTTTAGCCCTGCATAATGCTCCTCGTAGCCTTTCACAAGTTCACCCGGCTCCTGCCGATTGATAATCATTTCAGCAAGTGAATGAATGTGAGTCCCGCGAAGTGCCGCCGCCTCCACTTCCTTTCTGCTGTCTAGTACCACCCGCTTGGCAAAATCACTGTCGGCCTCGCCATCGTTGCGTGGTAGCGACAAGGCGGATAGAATCGCCTGTTCCTCCTTCCAATTCATTAGCCCCTGCTTGCTGGGGCCAGCCGCTCCGAGGATGGTGGTCACGGACGGAAACGCCCCCACCTTCCGGGCGGATCGCAAGTCACCGTGGCACGACTCACCCGACGCCAGGTAATAGTGCGACGACTCCGTCTTTGCCGTGGCAATAAGCGCAGCCATTACTGCCAGTCCTTCATCAGTCGCATGGTCATAAGAGCCAGCACGACTGCGGTTGTGGGGAATACGATTTGAACTATTAAAGTTAGGATTTCCATGGGGGGTATTCTTTCTGGCCAAGGCGGGATAGAACCACCTCAGCCAATTTGGTTAGAACGGCACGGGTGTTCCGTCGGCATCCAGCTCGACTACTGCTGGTTTAGGAGCGCCAGGACGATTGCACTTCCTGACAAAATCCTTATCGACTTTGATTTTCGTTGCACCCGCCGGCAGGACGGCCTGCACATTGGCGTAGGTTGATCCGTCGCGATCCACATGAGTGACGAGGATCTGGCACGGCTTACCGATCAGCGTTTCTAGATCCAGATTCTGCGGTGGCGCCTTTTTGGCATAGGTTTTCAAGTCTTTGAACAAAGCCGCCTTCTCATGGAGGCTTAGTCCATAACGCCGGCCTATGGTGTACGGCCGCCCGTCCTCCATCTTCTCGGCGATCTGCCAGACAAGGCGGATCTGATGCTTTTTACCGTACTGCGTTTCCACTTCGCCTAAGTCCTCGACGTCGCAGAAAACTGCGTCGTGATTACCTTGCGGGGCTGGCGTATATGTGCCCCCTCTGCTTGCTACTATTGGCATATTTTATTTTTCTTTCTTGGTTTGGGTTTCTTGGATTTGCTCCGACTACTCGTCGTCGCAAAAATCGTTATTTCTGTGCGGTTGGTTTAGGTCTTGGAATTCACGGTCAGCCAAGTGCCACGCGATCTCGTGCTTGCGAGCCAAATCCTTGGCTTGTGCTAGGTCGCCGCGATTGACTGCCTTCACAACCCGCTCGGCTGAGTTGCGACAGGCCATCACTTCGATGTTTTCGATTAGGCGGAATTTCGTCAGATCGGTCATAATCAGCCCCTGCGGTTGTTGCCGTAGTAATCGCAAAAGCGCTGATGCTCATATTCAGAGTCAGCCCTCTCCCGCTCATAGACTTCGTATTCGTAGTCAGGCTTGTCGTTGTTAAATTCAGTTGGCTCTTTTGGTTCGCTCATTTTTTCTCCTTAATCGACAGGCGGAATGATTTGGCAGTCATCGCTACTGCTTCAGCCGTCAGGCACTTGGTTGTGAAACGCCAGATGCGCCAGCCCAGGTCGGCGGCTGCCCGATATTTTTCGCAGTCTTTCACCATCCCCATCCCTCGCCCGTGCCGGCCGCCAAACGGTAGGAACGCACCACCGTCCAGCTCAATGGCACAGCGGGCGGATTTGCAGGCGAAGTCAAAGCGCCATTTACGTGTCGGGTGAAACGTGTGCTCGGCCACCAGCTCCGGGCCGCCGGCCACAGTCCAAAGCACGATAAACTTTTTTGCCAGTGCGCTCACAAGCTCACTCCCTGCTTTTCGATTAAGCTCTTGATGATGTCCTCGATCC